CTATTTTAGCACTAGTAACTGCACTATTTGCAATTGCACCAGTAGTAACTGTATTATCTGCAAGTTTATTATTATCTATTGCCTCATCAGCTATTTTACCATTTGTAACTGCATCGTCAGCTATTTTAGCAGTAGTAATAGCGCCATTAGTTATATTGCTACTAACAACGCTATTACTTGCATTAACTATTATTTGTTTCCAACTAGCCATTTTGCTTTGCTATTTCTTTTTCAAAAGCTGAATCTATTTTTAATATAACCTTTGCAAATGCTGGAGCATCTTCTCCTTTTAATGTAACGTTTTTTAAAGATGCTTGTATTATTTGCAATGCTTGTATATCTAAATCAATCTTCAAGTTTACTCCTATGTAAAATTCCTAGTTTCTGAATTACTCTATATCCAACTTCTATTTCATCGCCTCTAAAGTTACTTCGTTTAATTAAGCGCAATAAGAAATCAGTATCTTTTATATTTAAAGATAACTCAGGATCTGGTTGTTTTACAACAGGCTTTTCAGTTTGATTATTTTTTGTAAAATTAGACATTAGCTATAGATATAAATTGCACTTGAAGCTGTATTAATAAACATAGCTCCAACAGTATCTATTGAACCATTAGTACCACTACTTGCTCTTTCAATAAAAGCTACTCTTCCTGTGTAACCTGTAGTATCATTAGCATCACTTTCCTGTATTCTACCTGTCCATTCTTTAGCACTTTCATCCCAGTTAATAAATACATTAGTTCTAGAACCACGCTCTACTTCTATACCAGCATCTTCTGTAGGTGTAGATGAAGCATTATTATTTAATACAATAATGTTATCATTGATTGTTACTGTTTCAGTATTTACTGTAGTTGTAGTACCACTTACTGTTAAGTTACCAGCTACAGTCATATTAGCAGCAGCAAAGTTTGCACCTGAACTACCATTTAAAGATGCTTTGTTATTAATCTGAGCTTGTATGCCAGAAGTAACACCATCTAAATAACCCAACTCTGTAGAAGTAACTGCAGAAACTGCAACTTTACCACTAGCGTTAGATACCATTGCTCTACTTGCAGTTAAATTTTCAGTATCAATTGTAGTTGCAGCACCTGTAATTGTAGCTTGATAAGAACCTGATGCTTGTTTACCATCTAACTGAGTTTGAATATTAGAAGTTACTCCATCTGTATAGTTTAATTCTGCTGTAGTAGCTGTAAGACCATCTAACTTATCAAATTCACTTGCAGTTACACCTGTTGCATTTAATGATTTTGCATAGTTTAAATCAGAAGCAGTTCCTGTAAAACCATCTATTTTATTAATTTCAGCAGCAGTAGCAGTAATACTTAAATCACTAAGTGAGCTAACAGTACCACTAGCAGCAGCTATCCATTTCATTTCAGCATTAGTATCATCCCAAGATAACACATATCCATCTGTACCTGAACCTACATCATTACCTGTAGAAAGTTCAGCAGCACCAACTGCATCGTCAGCTATTTTAGCTTGTACAATTGCATTACTAGCAATTTTTGCACTTGTTACATTTGCATCTAGTATTTTAGCAGTAATTACTGAATTAGCTGCTAAATGGTCAGCATCAATACTTCCATCAGTATAATGCTCTGAATCAATAGCATTGTCTGCTATCTTTGCGTTTGTTACTGCATCAGCAGCTAATCTTGCTGTAGTAATAGCTGAATTAGGTATATCACTAGCAGCAAGGTTACTATTTTTATAATTACTATCATCACTTGTAGTAATTACTCGTTTCCAACTTGCCATTGTTTTATTCTCCTTTAATTAGCCTATTGTACAGCAATGTACACTACGCCATCTTTATTAATTAAATCCCCATCACTAGGGCTGGTAGGTAAATCTGCAGTTGTTGTTTGCAATTTTAACGTACCATCTGTTTTTGCTTCTAAGCCATTATTAGCTTCTAAAACCAATGTACCAGAAGATCCATTGATTTCTATCTTATCTTTCATTATTACTTTTCGTAATATATTAAGTCTTGCTCCCTCAGTAGCATCATAATTAATTCTTGCTACTTGTATTTGACTATCGTTTGTTTGGTCACGCAATGATAATGTATCACCTTTTATATCATCTGCTACTATATCATCGACAGTTAAATCACCAGTAATTGTAAGATTACCAGTCATTGTTGTATCACCAGTTATAGTTGTAGTACCTACAATATCTAATGTATTAGTACCTAAATATAAAGGACTACCTATGCCTTCTCCATCAAATACTCTTTTAGCAGTTGTTTCTAATCCTTCATTTGCAGTTGTACCTGCAACTGTTAATAAATCTTTATACGAATCTTTTATCGCTTTATCTTGTAAACTAGCCAATTGATACCTCCGTAAATGTTGGTTTTGCTACTTGTGCTACTGCAGTATATGTTGGTAATGGAATGTCAGGTACATTAGTATATACAGGTGTATCTATATTTATCTCAGATAATGTTGTAGTATTATCTATTATAACTGTAGCAGTAAGTGAGTTAAATGAAAAATCTGCAGTATTAAATGTAATATCAGCAAGATTCCATGTAGCACTTATTTCCTGTTCTTGTCCATATTGCGTAACAAATCCCATTATATATCATATCCTGCAATTGTATAACCAGAACCATCTATACCTTTGTTAGCAGCTTCTAAAGCATCTCTAGCTTTTAATTCAAATAGTTGTCTAAAATATCCTGCTAATTCTAATGTTTCTGGTTTTTTTTCATAACCTTCAGCAATAACTTTATAAGCTAATGCTTCGTGAAACTCAGGGTCAAATGAAGGTGATTGAGTCATATGTATTTTTTCATCTGTGTTAGAAGTTCCTGATATAAATTCATCATCTTCTTTTATTACAAACATTGTAACTGTTTTAACAGATGTTGGACTTGCAAAGTTTTGACCACCACTATGTTTAACTATTGCAATAGCACCTCGTTCTATAAAATATAAATGTTCCATTATGTTAAATCTCTTTCTTCTGGTCTAACTAAACTTCTTTGTATAGTCTTACCATCAAAATCAACATGTTTAACTTCTATAATTTTACTATCTAATCCGTAATACCTTTTACCTACTTCAGTATCAAATTGAAATGCACCTTCAAGGCTTCTGCTTTTTCTAGCAAACTCTTTAGATGCATTATTTAATCTTATGCGTATTTCTGTTTCACTCATATCAGGATGATGCTCACGAATTAACTCATGTAATTGTTGTTGTGTCATGTTAATGCTCCTAATCTTTGTACTTCTGCTGAATACAAAGCACTTAAATTTTGTATTTGTAATGTAGTACCTTGAGCTAGTTCAACATCCTCTTCTGTTTGTACTTGTGTATTTAATACATTTTGTAAAAATTTAATAGCAGCACCTATTACTACTGCATAGTAAGCTGTACTTGGCATATTAGTTATTGTAGTATCACTACTACTAATTGTAGGATAACTTAAAGTATATACTTTTACTGGTTCACTTCCAGTAGGATCTGGTTTACTAAATAATGTAGTTCCTTGTACAAAATAAACAGGTGTCCTTTTAGTAGCAAAAAGTAAACTATTTGAATCTACTATATCTGCTTTTCTACCAACAGGTACTTCTGTCATAGAAAAACCTGCTCTTTCTATATTTACAACTTCTTTATCATCTAAACTAAATCCATTGCTATCACTAACAGTAGTTGTTGAACCTAAACGTAATTTAATACTTATAGGTAATATAGACTGAACTTCTCTAGCAGAAGCAGTTAGATATTGCAGTATTGCAGTATCTAATCCACTAGCTTGGTCACCAATTAAATCTTCTACTTGTTCTATAAAAGTCATTATTAACCTAAGTAAGCGATAACTGAACCACCAGATAATTCTATTTTACTCCAGTTACCATATAGTATATTTCCAGCAGGTACTGCTACGCCACTCAATGAATTACCATTATAACTACCAACTCCATAGCCATTAGTAGTATCATTAGGAATTAATTCTTCAAATGTTGCAGCTGTCAAAATTTGTATAGCTACAAATGTACCAGAATGTTCTTCGCCATCATTTATAAATTTACCACCAGCTTGACCTAGCTGGATGTTTTGTGCTTCTTTTACTGAATATTCATTTATATTTGCCATCTTGTTCTCCTTGCGACTTACCGAGCTTGGCAACTCTCAT